TCTTTGCTCAATGTACCCGGGTGCTGGACTATCCCGCCCAGATTGGCTCCCTTCCCGAAAAGACGGGCTCCCATTTCCTCGGCTGCCTTGGCCAGCCCCAGCGCCTCCATGGCTTGCCGCACCGGCGATAGCCCCGCCGTACCCGTAAGGCTCAAGGCCGGTATGTGGAATATTGCGTACGGGGGAATATTGACAACCCCCCCGTCCAACAACCTCAGCTCATAATACAGCTCCCGTTTCTCAACCGTCCGCTTCGGCTTTACCCGCCAGGTCGGCAGGAGCCACAGGGCCCGCGGTCTGCCGCTCCGATCGAATTCTATCTCCGAGTACCCGTTCCCCCAGAGCAGCGTGTGCGCCATCATCGTCTGCCGCCAGACTGCCGATGTCAGGTCGGAGTTCGGCTCATCGTGCAGTAATCGGTAGAGCGGGTGCTCCTCTGCTTTCTTCCGGCTCCGCGGCCGGTTCTGCTGGTATACCGGTAAGGGCAGTGTCCCCACGTCGCTGGCCAGCAGGTTCACGCAGGCATAGACCGCTATTATCCTCAGCGATGTCGCCTCGTTCAAATCCACGCCGGCGTGCGTCTCGAAACCCGGCCAGAACGGGGTATACCATCTATCGTCCCAGGGCGACCAGTCCCGCTTAAACAGGGCATTAGCCGCGGTTCTTATCCTGTTCACTATTGTCATAGGGTTAATACCCCCCTGTCTTCATATACGCTCGGTTCGTCCTTATGACGCACCGCCCGGTCGAGGGCCATTATCAGGGCTACCGCCCCATCTATCTTCTGGACCGCTTTCGCTTTATCCGGCTTCAGGTTTCCCGCGGCATCCTGCTGCAATACCAGATTATCGATATTCCACCTCAGGACGGGGTTGTCTCCGTGCCGGAGCTTCTTCTGCAGCACCAGCGTTATCAGCTCTTTGGTCGCCGGCGACATCGAGGCATAGCCCTGCCCGAATGGTACGATGAGAGGGTGTCCCCGCCTCGCCTGCTTTTCGTCGAGGACGAAACCATCGTCCCCCAGCTGCTGGATGAGTAATGCTGCCCCCCAGCGGTCATAGGCAAGCTCTTTGATGTTATATACGGAGCGGAGGTTCTTTAACTCTTCCTCGATATAGCCGTAATCAATGACGTTCCCGGGCGTGGCGGTCACCAGTCCCTTTTTGACCCAGGTAGAATACGGTACCTTGTCATGCTTCTCCCTTTCCCGCATGGTCTCTTCGGGTATCCAGAAGCGCATCAGAATATCATAGTTGTCTTCACCATCGGGGAAGACCAGGCTTAATGCCGTCAGGTCGATTGAGCTGCTGAGGTCGAGACCGGCAAAGCAGTGCCGGCCCTCTAATGCTTTCAGGTCTGTTTTCCCGGCGCATTCGTCCCAGGTCTTCAGAGGAATCGGTTTTAATGATGATTTGACCCACTGGTTGAGACGGAGTTGACGGAAAAGGTTTTCCTCGGCAGGGTTCTGCTCGGCTTCCCTGTATTCACTCCTTACCGTCTCGATATCGATTATCTTCCCCAGGGAGGGATTTGCCTTGTGCCAGACCCTCTCATCCCCCCAGTCATCTTCCTCGTCCGCTGCGAAGATTACCGCGTAGAACTCCGGGTCATTCCGCGTGCCGTTGATTATCTGGCGTGCCTTTTCGTGCATCTCCCAGCAGATGCTGTTCCGGTCGATACCGGCCGTGGTGAGGTAAACGAAGAGCGGCTGCCGCCTGGCTGAGCCGCTGTATTTGGTCAATACGTCGAACAGGTCCCGGTTCGGCTGGGCATGCAGCTCGTCGAAGATAAGCCCGCTGGTATTGAAGCCGTGCTTGGTCCTGTTCTCGGTAGAAAGGACACGGTAAAACCCCCCGTTCTGGTAGTTGACGATGCGGCGGACGCTGTCGATTACCCGGCATCGCTTGGACAGCGACGGCGACATTTCCACCATCTCCCGAGCGGGGTTATAGACGATGGCCGCCTGATCCCTGTCCGCCGCCGCGCTATAGACCTCCGGGGCGGGTTCATCATCGGCGCAGAGCAGCTTGAGGGCGAACCCGGAGCCAAACTCCGACTTCCCGTTTTTCTTCCCGATTTCGATATAGACTTCCCGGTACTGCCGGGTGCCGTCCGCCTTTAAGGTCCCGAATACATCCCTGACTATCTTTCTCTGCCAGGGAAATAATTTGAACGGCTGACCGCGCCATTGGCCCTTGGTATGCTTTAACGATTCGAAGAAACCCACTGCGCGGTCGGCTGCTTCTTTGTCAATTTTGCCTTTGCGCATGGTCTAAGAACTCTTCCATCGGATCGTCAGATTTTCTGGCTTTATCAACTTCAATCCGGCTCCTGCTCGCCGGTGTCATACCGAACTCGGCAAGGAACTTGTGCATCTGCTCCATTGCCTGCTTGCGTACGCTCAGCAGCGGCTCCATGACGGCGTTCCCGTTGCTGGTAATACTGACCATGCCGTTGGATACCTCCATCTTCATGCCCGGATTTTTCTTCCGCAGTCTGCTCATCTCGCGGTGGAGCTTCTTCATCCTGGAGAGTTCCTGCTCGACTTCCTCCAATTGCCCACAGGCAATGCAGTAAGCAGCCAGGGCAGCCCGGTCAAGCCGGGTGAGCAGCCCCAGCCGATAAAGCTCCGGCGCCAGGCGCTTCCACTCTTTCCGCGCAGCACCTTTCACGAACGTCGGGCAGGTCGGTAGAGCCGGCTTCGGCTTCGGCTCACTTGCCGGTAATGCTCTCTTCCCCGGGTTCCCTTCTAGTTTCTTGAGACTGGTCGGCTTTCTAGCTGGTCCTGGCATGATACAGAAATCTCCATTTTTTTATGTTTTTTGCAGGATATTTTCGGGGGAAAGACTAACGATTTTTTCGCGCACGCGCGAGCCCCCCTCCTCTAACCTGCGATTTCTCCCGCTTAGTTTGGGCACTCGGTCTAGGGCTAAACGCTCTGAAGATTTTACCCCCCCCTACCTTATGGCTTCAGATAGTGATTTCATTGAGTAATGGAGAAAGGTATCCGGTTTAACAGCTTGAATTTCTTGCTCTATGCAAACAGCTTTTCCCCAATCGCTACTATAGTTCTCTTTTATATCCTGCCATTCGGTATTGCTCATACCAGGGCAGATGTAACATGATGTTCGCGGTGGCATTGGCAAACCAACCTGCGCAATTAGATAGATACATTGGTCTTTTGAAATATTCCTATCCAACAGAGGATAAGCATTTCTATTCCATTTGACATCACTCTGGCGTTGGCGTTTGCCTTCGTCTTGGGATACACCTAGCCAAGTGATACACTTCTGCACACCGAGTCCCCTAAGCCACCGGCGTATAACTTTTACCTTCCAAACTCCATTACATAAAGTCCTATATCGGACTTTACTGTCATTCCCATTTTTCCCGTAGGCAGGAATGAGTAAGCAGCCATTGTTAAAAAGCTCATTGCTGCCATAATCCACAGTCTTAACTACTTGCAGATTGATTCCAATTGTCGAAAGCCGGGGAATGAGCACACTATAGACATATTCCCATGTGCTCGCTCTTTCATAGCCAGTATCGACAATAACAGAATAATCCGGTTTGGGAAGTAAGCCATTGATGATAAGGGTTGCTATAGCCGTGCTCTGGATACCACCACCACAAGCCCAGACAATGCTCTCTGGTAGCTTTTTGAAATTCTCGATACGAATTTCATTCTTAGCAGATGTCGAGCACGAATAACTGCAATAGCGATTCCTCCTATGCTTGTTTGGTTTTCCACATTTTTCGCAAAATTCACTCACGTCTCAAGTTCCCAAAGGCTCCGTCTTCCGTTGCCGTCTTGATATTGTGGCACTCGGCACAGGCTGGTTGGTGATTGTTCGTGTCCCAGAATAAATCGTAGTTACCACGGTGCGGCTTGATGTGGTCGACCACAGTAGCTGCCCTGACTACGGGCGGGTCTTTCTTTGCACACAGAGCGCAGAGCGGATGCTCTGCAAGATAAGCCTGACGGTACTTCTGCCACCGTGCATCATAACCACGTGCTGCCGCCCCACCGCGCTGGCTGTCATATCTTTGCCGGATCTCTTTCAGGTGCCGGGGGCAATAGCCGCTTTTATCATTGGTCAGAGCCGGGCATCTCGGGTACCGGCATGGACTGGCTGGTTTATACGGCATATCGTAATCCTCCACGAAATCCCAGGAGTCATGCCCCGTCTTCAGTTGAATGTCGGCTCCATCCTTCTAAAACACAAAGCCCTGAGCCATGTGAACTCAGGGCAATTATTTCACGTGAAATAAAAAGGCCCGCCGGTTAGCGGGCATACTTTACGACTCTATATTAAAGATTTATCACATTGTGTTCATTTTGTCAAGTCCATGTTACAAAAATTGTACCTTTGAGCCTAGCTGCTGGCCTTCCCTCCGATTACGTCGATAGCACCATTCCCGATAGCTTACCGGTTTTCGTCTTCCACGTTTGATTTTACGGCATCGGGGGAACTCACCGCATTCCTCGCAGGCAAGCCAGCGCGGGCAATCACCGCTGGAGATATAACTGACGGCATTCTCTATTTGCCGGCGGACATACCACTCCTCAAGGTTGAAGTATCCGGCGATGGAATTATCATCCCAGTTTTCGCAGTATGACAGCTCAACCAGGCTACGGTCCTGGCCAGTGCGGGCAAGCCTTCTATCCAGCTCAATAGCGACGTTGCCAGCTTTCTCAAACGGGGCAGTAGTTAATCTTGTGGAACGGCTTCCGCCTACATAGCCCGTCTCTTTGTGCCTCAGTGGATAGCGCCCTTCCCGCAGTTCGAAGAGATAGGGGAGGATGAACTCGTTGTGCTCGCGGTCATACTTGAGCGAGCCGGCAGAGACCCAGACGAGCTTGTTGCCTTCGTAGTCTATCAACCCCTGCTCCTCGATGGCGGCTGCCGCATTATTCGGTCAATCTCTTCAAGACTCTCAAGTCGTACCTTCTGCCACACGTCTTCGGTTATCCCGGGCGGAGCTGGTATCTCTAGCCTGGTGCCGAATTCGTCCCAGTAAAGTTGCATCAGTTTTGCTTGGGCCTCGGGCTTCAGGCACCAGAATAAAGGCCAGGTCGTTCTCTTACTCAATACCTTCATTTTCCCCCTGTAACAAAAAAAGGCGACCCGACAGTTTCCTGCCGTAAGGTCGCCTCCTGTTAACGCCCGGTCATCCTTCAGATGAAGGACTCCGGGCCAGGTCAGCCTATTCTATTTTTAGTTTGAATTGCGGTTTATATTCAAAGTATACCACACGTTTATCGGCGACTTTAAGCACCAGCTCGCCGTGGCCTGCCTTGAAGATATTGATTAGGGCCTCGTGGACCTGCTCTATCGCCTTTTCGATTTCTTCCTGATTTTTATCTGTCATTTTATCCTTCTCAGTCTTATCATTTCATCAATCATCCTTTTTATTCGCTCAATAAAATATTCTGAAAAATCGCCATCAAGAACATCTCCGGACTGAAGTCTCATTGGTATATAAATCTTGTCTTGGAATTCTGGAACACTGACTACAAATCTAAAAAGGATATCCTTTCTCCCTCGCAGTTTAAGAGCACTAGTCAATATGGTCCCCGCAGGTAGGTTGGCCGCTATCAACTCAGCAAATTGGCGGTATTTACTTCTACTCTTAGGATTTAATAAATCAATTGGCAATTGCATCACTTTTCCTCCTTAAGTCTATAACATCCTATTTTATCTCCATGAGCCTGGGTTGAGGATGGCACCTGCCACAGACCCACTCACCCTTACCTCCTAACCTTGACGGAGGGCGCCACCACCAGTGGCTACCGCCGCAGATACGGCAGGGATGGTCAGGCATCTTCACTTTTGTCATCTATCTCAATACCTCGACTATCTCTTCAAAATCATCCGGGCGCCAGAGATAAACCTCCGGGATATTGAC